AGCTTGAAGCGGCAAAGCTGCTTTCAGACCCCACAAAAAAGCGCATACTATTACGGGGCGGCAGGCGCTCAGGCAAGACATTTACCATCGCCCACTTTCTCAGGCTCAGGGCGCTAAACTACCCCGGATGTAAGCAGCTCATAGCAAGAAAGACACTCAAGAACGCGGCTCAGTCGGTATGGCTCGAAACCATGCTGCCCATTCTCAAGGCAGATCAGGCCGTGAAATTATGCAAGATTTACCGGCAACCTAACCTGGCGGAGTACAAAAACGGGTCTTTGATTCTGCTCGGTGGGCTTGCGCCGAACGAGATCGACGACGCACTCGGTAAAGAATACTCCACGATCTACCCGAACGAATGCTCTGAAATCTCTTACAATGTTATTCCGCCGCTCGTCTCATCGCTGAACGAGAGAGCCATTCACAAAGACACCGGCGCCGCAATAGTGCCGAAGCTGCTTTTGGACTGTAACCCGCCCACGGTGAAACACTGGTCATATTCTATGTTCATGCTCGGCATTGACCCGGTAACGAAAGAGCCACTGAAGCAGCGCGAGATTTACGGCACCCTTCAAATGAACCCCGGCGACAACCTGCCGAACCTGGCTGAGGGGTATTATGAGTCATTAGAGGCTATGTCCCCACGAGATCGACAGCGGTATCTACTCGGGGAATATGGGCAGCTCGCCGGGCTCGTGTTCGACAACTTCGACCCAGAAATACACGTTTACGACTCAATGCAAATGGGCAAGGCATGGAAACTCTACCGGGCGATTGACTTCGGATTCACCAACCCGTTTACATGCTATTGGGCATATTACGACGATGCAAACGAGACCCTGTACATCGATGAGGAATGGTATCATTCAAACATCACGATAAACGCCCACGCGGTGAAGATCAAAGAGATCACGGGCGATAGGAAGGTTGAGGCAACCGTGGCTGACCACGACGCGGGCGACAGAAAGATTCTAGAAGAGGCCGGCATACCCACAGAGAAAGCAGACAAAGACGTCTCGTCAGGGATTAACAACCTTTACGACGGGTTCAACCGGCAGAAGGTCAAGATCAATCGGCGGTGTGTTAATCTCATCAATGAGCTTTATTCTTACCAGTGGAAAGAGTCGAGCAAGAAAGACGAACCGATCAAAGAGGGCGATCACGGGATTGATGCTGTGCGGTATCTGTACAAGCGCTTCATGCGGCGCCGAGTGCTTGCTGCCACCCCTTTATGATAATGCGTTTCTATTATCACTTGACATTATGTCGCATCATGTTCAGGGGTACAGAGTGATCGATAAGCGATATGTCATTGCCGAACACCCCGACCGCAAGGCATACTGGCGCAAACTCAAATTCATTCGCGATGCAGCAGACGGCGAGCTCGACAAGGGCAAGTGGAAAATCTTAGGCAAACAGCCCTCTCGGTCTAAGTCTACCACCGGCATGGTAGACCAGTACCTCATACGCTTCGAGAAGGAATCAGAACACAGCTTTCAAGAGTCGCTTATTCTCTCGCACTGCTTTCAATATACAAAGGTGGTGCTCGATGCCTACCTGTCTCTATTCGCAGGTGTTAAGAAAACCATCACCTTCAAAAATACCAGCGCAGAACAGCAGGCCGCGTATGAACAGAACTTCGACGGCGAAGGTACAGGCGTTCAAGACTGGCTGAGCGATTGGTTTGCAGAGGCGCTGATCTGCGCACGCACCCCCGTTATTGTCTCGTCTCCTGAAGATGCCGAATACCCTTACGCATCACTTATCCCTCGCGAAAATATGCGGAACTGGTACAACGAAAACGGCGAATTCGCATTTCTGACGTATGACGCGCACCACGTAGAAGTGAACGGGATAAAGATCGAATCTGCCGATTCAATATGGGCGCTAACCCCCGAACACATAGGCGAGTACGAAGCTAAAGGCAACAAGGCCTGGGTAGACGCCGAGAACCCTTTGGGCGTTGTCCCTGTGGTTGACGCTTGGTTCTTCAGTGGTAAATCCCTGCTCGCCCCCATAGCGTCACTTGATCTCAATTTGATGAACCTTGACAGAGAGAAGCGAAAGGTGATCAGGAATCAAGCCGGCATGAACTTTTTTGTGACCGATGAGGGCGTTGACCTTTCGAAGCTCTCAGAGCGAACATGGATTAAAAACCCACGCGGGGCAGACGTTACCAAGCCGTACTGGGCCAATTACGCAGCCGGGTCTCTGGGCGATGCGTTCCAATACGGCGACAGGCTGATCAAGGCCATTTACGAGATCTCACGCTTACGCAGACAGAAAGACGACATGGCCGAGTCAGGCATTGCTAAAACTATCGACTTCACCAACACCAAAGCCGTTCTGAATCATGTATCAAACGTGATGGAAAACGCGTTCCCGCGAATCATCAGCCTGTGTGGTGAGTTCGACTCAAACAACATGACGGCAGAGCTTAAAATCGACCGGTCTTTTGACACCACCGCAGTGGATGCAGCTATCGACACGCTCATCAAAGAACTATCGTCAAACTTTGGCCCGACTGCCGACGCTTTCCACAAAAAGCAGTACCTCGACACATACAGCAAGATGCCCGACGACATCCGCAAAAAAGCCTATGCTGAGATCGACAACCAAGAGAGCCAGAGGCAGAAAGGCATGCTGGCAGACCTCGACGAACTAACCCATACACACGAAGAAGAAACCAAAACAGGAGCATCAAATAATGGCGATTGAATTCAATGAAGAAAAACAGGTCTATACAGTCAACGGGGCAGAAGTGCCCAAAGCGGCATACGACGCGATACACAGCGAAGGCGCAGCCGGCACAAACCGGCGAGTCAAGCAGATGATCGCGACGATCTACCCCGACCGAGACCCCAAAGAATTCGAGAGCATGGCGCTGAAAGACATTGCCGCGTTCATCAGCTCGAACATTCAAGAGCTGAAGACCGTCAAGCCTGAAGTGAAGCCAGAAACCAAGGGCAAAGAAGAGCCGCAGGTTGACATCAAGCTCGAACTCGCCAAACGTCAACAGGAGCTTGAAAACGAATTCAAGCAAAAGGAACTTGGCTTCAAAAAGCGCACTGCCATTGACGAACTCCGGCAGCAGGCCATCAGTCTCGGCCTGCGTGAAGACCTGAGAGACCCCGAAGTATTCGCGGCATTCGCAAAAAAGAAATGGGCCATCGACGAGGCATCACTGAACGGCGAGCGCGCGCGGTGGATTGACGTGCAGCGTGATCAGGTCGTGATCGGGTCAGACGGCAAAGAAGCCGACGCGTCGATCTTGGCTAAGATGCTTCAGCAAACTGAACCTAACTCTTTCCAGACACGAAAGCACACCCCGGCACCCGGCAAGATTTACGCAGGCGCTAATGGCGTATCACTCAAAGATATGTCGGCCGACCAGCTTCTCGCAATGGAGGCATAATGACAGGCATTGGCGCATATTACCACCTTAAAATCCGCAACGGTAATTCGCGCCATTTCAGCCTTGATGTAAACAACGCAGACGGCACGCCGAAAGACATGTCGTCTGAGGTTGTGCGATTGGTTGCCTACCATAACACAAAACAAATCTTTGAACTAACCCAAGGCGACGGGCTCACCGTGACGCTTGGTAATATCGCGATTACAGTCAGCGCAACACGCGGCGCACTGTTGAAGCAATACGACAAACCAAAGTACGAACTCGAATTCGCCACAGACGACGATAACTCACCATGCCTTTTGTATGGTGATATTGAGGTTGTAGACGGGTATGCCTGATCTCATTATCACGCTTGAAGCCGATGAGGTCGTGACGGTACAAGAGACCGTCGAGGTGCTGACGTTTACCGAGGCCGGGACACGGGGGCAACCCGGCGCGGCGGCAACAATCAACCCCGGAACCGTCACAACTCTTTCCCCTGGCAGCCCGGCCACCGTCACAAATTCAGGCAGCACATCCGCTGCGGTTTTCGATTTTGGGATACCGAGAGGATACAAGGGAGACCCCGGAGATAACGGGGTGCCCATTGAGCTTCAAAAAACTGCCACGCATATTCAATGGCGATACGTTGGGGATGTCTCATGGACAAACCTTATTGCATTGGTTGATATCTCAGGCACCGATGGGACGGACGGGGATGATGGCGCGGCAGCGACAATAGCCGTAGGGACAGTAACGACAGGGGCCCCCGGATCATCGGCAGCGGTCTCGAACGAAGGCACTACAAGTGCTGCTGTCTTCAACTTCACCATACCACGAGGCAACGCCGGTAGCGATGGCATTGATGGAGACGACGGCCGCGAGATCGAATTACAGAGCGGCGGGGGCTCTATTCAGTGGCGATATGTCGGCGCAGGGGCATGGACAAACCTTGTGACGCTCTCAGCGATCACAGGGCCACCGGGCACTACTGGCGCAGGCATTACAGCCGGCATCTCGACGATCGACTTCGGCGCAACGCCATCAAATGAAGCATCTGTCACTATCACAGGGCAGACAGGAATCTTGACCACTAGCACAGTGGACGCGTGTATCATGGCGCGCAGTACGGCGGACAACACTTTGTCAGATCATCAATTCGCGGCGTTATCAATGCGCCTCTCGGTGTCTCAGCCAATAGCGGACACAGGGTTCACAATTACGGCCTATAATTTAATCGGGTTCGCCACCGGGACATTTCAAATAAATTGGCGGTGGAGTTAAGCATGAGTTTCCAACAAGTAATCAAGTCGGGTTCAGACTCGAACGTCGCTGATGTTACATCAGACAAGCGCCTAAAATCAGACCTTGCAAAAGTAACATCATTAGCGGGGGTTGAGACCCCGGATCAAGTCGGCGCTGTAAGGATGTTCTCGGAGGTAGACGCAGGCACAAAGACCGGCGAGGCTTACCTGTACAGCCCCGAGACAGACGACGATTTCAGGCTTCGCACGGCTCTCGACGTTATCCTAGACAACGAAATTTTCAACTACGTAGCGCAGAACACAAAAAAGCACATCTACCGAAATACCACCATGACACTTGGTTGGTCGGCGGCAGGCTTGCAGACAAACGCGTCAGGCATCACCACAACCACGACAGGTGCAAGCTTTCAAACATACGCTACCTTCCCAATACTTGGCACGGCAGCCAGCTATTTTGAAGCACGCATGGCGTTTTCTGCCTTGCCGGTCGCAAATTCTTTCGTAGACTTTGGCGGTGGGTTGCTCAACACTACAAACCCTTTCGCCCCGGCTGACGGTGTATACTTTCGCGTTAACTCTGCGGGGGTAAATATCGTTGTGAATATCAACGGCACAGAGACCGAAACACTGCTAGACTTCACCTACATTGCAAACACCAAATACACGTTCATCGTCTCGATCAATCAAGGCGAGGTGAAGGCATGGATTGACAACGTACTCTATGCGCATATCGACATCAGTACAGCGCAGAATCAGCCGATCATGTCGGCAAGCCTGCCGTTCTTTATACGTCATGCAATTGTCGGCGGTGCGGCTGGCGGCGTTCTTCAGGCGACCTGCTCATATTACAGTGTCACTATTGGTGGCGTGGTTGCGGCTGACAGGTTAGCCGCTCAAGGGAACAGAATGCACGGCTCGCACCAAGGTCTTTCAGGCGGCACAATGGGCAGCCTCGCCAATTATGCGAACAGCGCGAACCCAACCGCAGCGGTGCCAACGAACACCACAGCAGCGCTTGGCTCAGGGTTGGGCGGCCAGTTTTGGGAGACTGACACGCTCGCGGTCACAACTGATGGGATAATCTCATCGTATCAGGTGCTGGCGGCATCCGTGAACGGCAATCAAAAGCGCCTCGCGATTCGCGGGGTAAGAATTAGCTCATGGATACAAACAGCCCTGACCGGTGGCGGTTACGTGGCGAGCTGGTCGTTAGCGTTTGGGCATACAGCAGTCTCGCTTGCAACAGCAGAAGCAGCGACAGCAAAAGCACCAGTGCGCGTACCGCTAGGGGTACAATCAGTAGCATCTGGTGCCCTAGCGCTTGTGAAACTTGATTCAATCTCAATGGATTTTGAAATGCCTATTTTTGTAAACCCAGGTGAGTTTGTCGCGGTTGTGAAAAAGAAAGTCGGCACGGCACCAAGCGCGGGCACGGTTGCGCATCTCATCACATTTGATTACGGTTGGGAGTGATGATTTTGAGTTTGCATTATCAATTGACAGGATATCCCGTCTAATCTAGGACGGGTTGCCTTTCAAGCAATACCGGCAGCAAAGCTGCAAAGCGGCGGTCTCCGCTTCCTACCGATTCAGGCGAATCGGCACCACCTACCGGACGGTAGGCTCTAAAAAAACTTTTAGGAGCTACTTATGGCAAACATCAATGATGTATTGTCAACGGTCGAATCGCCTGTGAAAGTCGGACTGATCAAGCGCGCCATTGAGGTGTCGCCGATCATGAACTTTCTCAATTTCGAATCGCTGGCAAGCATAAATCACAGAATGTTTCAAGAAGGGGCACTGCCACGCGCAGCCTTCCGCGACTATAACGCCGCGCATGCAGAGGGGACGATCTCCCCAGACGAACCCGTCAATATCCAGATGACTGACTTCGGCACCCGCGTCGCACTCGACCCGGTTCTCGCAGATGAGCCCACGCGCTTTGATGGCGAGTACCGCATGAAAGTGCGCAAGCAGATCGGGCGCTCGATTGGCCTTGATTTCAAAATCAAGTTCACCGGCGCTGACCAGGCTGAGTCATCAGGCCTGAACCGTGGCATCTACCAGTGGGCCAAATACTGGGATTCAGCCATAAACGACGTCCGCCTTTCAATGGGCACAAACGGCGTGAAGCTCTCGGCTGCGGGTGCTCTCAACACGTTCATGACGAACTTGATGAAACTACACCTGCGTGTCCGCCCGACGTTTTACGCGGCTGACTCGAACACGCTGATCACGCTTGCTCAGTACCTGCGCTCAACCGCAACAAATGAGCAGTACGCTGGCGAGGTTCAGTGGGCAGACGTAACCGCGCCAAGTGGTCAGGTCTACAAGATGCTGACATTTCGCGGCGTTCCGTTCATCGACATCGGCGAAGACGCAACCGGCGCTTCTATTCTACCCTATACGGAGACAGAAGGCGGCGGCACAACATGCTCAAGCGTGATCGCGGTTCGTTCTGGTGATGAAGACGTGACGGTAATTCACCGTTACCCTGATCTGATGAAGTACCGCGAATTTGTGGGCACTTCTGATCTTGATGCGATTTCAGTCCACATGCCTCTTGCTATCGAAGCGCGCGATCAGCGTTCTTGCGGTCGCATCGCTGGCATTCTGGCAGAATAAGGAGCAAATCATGGTACTTCAATTAGCACGTGATACAGGGCTTATTCTCGACGCAGGCGCTGCGGCGATTACTTCTGATAGCGCGGGCTCGGTGGCATACATCGACCTTGGCGCGAATTGGGCAAATTCACCTTTGCTGGTGGCTCAGCTCAACATCACAGCAATCGACTCAACGACCGGTGATGAGGATTATCTCATCAAACTTCAGTATTCAGGCACAACCAACTTCGCGATCATTCGCGGCGATGATAACCTGTTTCTTGACGGCACCGACGCACCGACACCAGGCGCGTACTTTCTCGCATCAATCCCGCGCGCGCGCTATGTGCGCCTGTACGTTGATGTGACAGGTACATCGCCTTCGGTCACGTTCGGCGGAAAAGCGTACCTCAACACCTTTCCGGGGTCTTGATGAGATACCGGGCAGACATTGACGCAAGCGCGTTAGTCTGGAAAGTTGGGGACAAGCCCGATGTTCGCGGTTTAATAAAAGCGGACTCGGCTATCCCAACGCTTCTAGGCGTTACAGTGAGACTATACGCGCCTTCGGGCGTGGTTGTCTCTGAGTCGGTTGCTGACTACACATTGGCAACCGGCGCCTTTAAGTTAATTCTGCCCGAAATCTTGACGCAAAGAAAAGAGGGTCTGGTGTATGTTTCGGCCCTTGAGGATTCGACATACACCAGAACTTTAAGCGCAGGCGTCAGCGCAACGTCATCATCTGACACCCTTGTCGGTTCAACCGGGACGCTCCAAAGCTCAGGCTTTGCCCTTATTGAATCGGAATGGGTGCAATACACTATTTCAGGCACTACGATCACCTTCGTGACGCGTGGCCTTTTCAATACCACCGCAGCGACACACGCCAGCGGGGCGACAGTAAAATTTGTCTCTGTTAAAGAGACCTGCACCCCTGATTATCCGTTCGTCGTGCGAGACGTTCAGGAGCTGTGGACGCCAATATGAGGGTTACTTACTGCACAGTCTCTAATGTAGACTCACGGGCGACCGATGAGAGTCAGACTGCGTGGTCGGGGCTTACAGCCTCAGTCAAAACACGACTAGTATTCGATGCAACCGACGACATAAAAGCCGCGCATCAAAAGCCCGATCAGGGCGGCATCCCTTGGGGTTATGCGTATTTACGAGAAGCAGCCGAGACGCGGTGCATGTTTCTTGCGAGGGTTTATTCGTTAAAGAGCGTGAAAGAGCGCACCGAGTACCTTGGCGCCGACTCGATCAATGACGGCATTCTCTCCATGAGTGGGATGAAGCCCGCAGGGCTCGACCCGGCCACCGCAGCACAGGTTAAATCTGTTCTCAAATCTCTGAATACAGAGGAGTTTTGCCGAGGATGAAAACCGCAGAGACGGTGATCAGGCAGAAGCGGCTCGCCTTGCTCAAGCGCATGGACGAGACGATCAAAAAGTATGCCGAGCTGAACGACGCTGAATTCATACTCTCAACCAACATTGCAGAAGTGCGGCGCATTGTCGCGAAATACCGCGATGAGCTTTCTAAGCCGCTGTTTCAGTTCTTTTTAGGCGATGCGCGGTCATATTCGCAGATCGATAAAGTCGTATGGGATGCGCAGGCAGAATTCGACAAAGCCCTCGCGCAGTTTCAGATCAAACCCAAAGTCGCCAGAACTGACAAGCTAATCGCAGCGGTTCGGGCTGAGTACACGAACCGGGTGATGGGCCAGATCAGCAACACCTTCAGGGATATCGTCACAAAGTCGATTCAGTTCAAAACCTTGGCCGAGGCGCACCGGCTGCCCCTTGTTTCAATGGATAACCTACCCAGAATACTTCGCGGGGTGGTGGTAGATGGCAAGGCTTACGACGGCCGCAATGTCGAAAAGATTTGGGACATGATGACCGAGCGGTATGGCCGCGCGGATAGCGTCAAATACTACCGCTACAGTGACGGCAGTTCTTTCAACTTTCCGATGCGGTCGTATATCGACATGCGCACAAAGACCATAGCTGGCGAAGTCGCGCGAATGGTGTCAGCGGTCGAGGCATCGGCAAATGAGATTTACACAGGCAAGATCAGCAGAACCGGCGCGATTGATTCTTGCAAGTATTGGGAAGGCAAGATCGTCTTTTATTCTCAGGTCGCGAAAGACACGTTTCTTGAGAAGTACCCTCAGCATTCAGAAGCCAAAGAATGGCCCACGTTACAGGAAGTAGAGAAAGACCGCACGCATATTTTCATGCCGAATTGCACGCACAGAGTGCTGCCGTTGCCGATTGATCTGATGCCAGAGAAGACAGCGAAGAAATTCATTGAAGGCAACACGCTTCCGAAAATACCAGAAAAAATCCGTGAACCGAGGGCCGCATGACGGTCACAGCGTACCGGGTCGGGACTTCAAACAAAGGCCGGGTGCAGATCGAGGCAGTAGGCGAATTCGACCTGCATTCATGGGTTATTAACGCCACCACAAAGCCAGTCAAGGGCGGCGGGTTTCAGGTGTACGACGCGCAGATCACAGCTGTTGAACCTCTGCCAGACAACGCAGTCATAGAGTTTGAATCCAAATGGTACCAGGTGCAAACCCCACAAAAAGGCATGTTGGGGATGTATCGGCACTACCTAATCCAAACCGCGAGGCCATCATGAGCATGGAGCAAAGGGTTTTGGATGCCTTACAGAAGAAATACGAGGGCGCCATGAGAGTGGCAGGGCATACGCTCATGACTTTGACGCATAACGCCATCCCGGTATGGCGTGGCCCTCTTCGTGATTCTCAGCGTCTCAGGGTGAACGCATGGGACGATGTCGATGTCATCACCGGAAACGCCGAGACGCGGCAATACGCGGCATATCAATACGGCCTCGATGCGCAAGGCAACGAGTCTCCGCTGAACCACCAAGGCGGGCCACATGCATACGAAAACCTTGCACAAGGCGGGGCGGATGGCAACGGCACAGGCGACCGCGCGCAGTACCAAAGGCAATACCGAAAGAAGCTCGCTGACGGCACTCTCAAAAAATCCGCGGCGAAGTGGTATCACAGAATCATTCAAGATAAAGAGTCAATGGACATCGTTTTAGGCGTGTTTGTGAGGAAGTTCCGGTCATGACCACGGTTTTCGACTCCATCATCGATGCGCACACCGCCGACAGCTTCCCGGTCAATATGGCCTATGGGCGCAACGTCTTAAAAGCTGAGGCGATTTCGCAGGTTGTGAGACAGAGCGGAGTGCAGCGCTTTCTCGTCTCTGCACCTCTGCCGATGGGCAATGACATCAGAAATTCTACTCACGGCGATGTCAAAGTCGTTCAGCCATGGATGGTTATTTTTGCGGCCACAGAGAGAGAATGCGTCGAAGCCCTTGAGGCGTGGTTCGTTCGCGTCGGCTGCACTCTGTCATCTGGCATTGTAGGCAAGCCACCTGTGGGCCCATGGACTTATTCGACCCTCTCTCTTTTATCATACAACCCGATTGGAGACCTTGAACAATTCGCCGAACCGTATGGGGACGTGTTCGCGATCGAGCAATATGTGCGCATTTCGATTGCATGAAAGGCATTTGAAAGGCAAAGGAGTTAAAAATGGCAAACAATAAGCAAAACATTGTTTTCACCGAGTACGACGTCAAAC